GGTTTAGGGTCGCCGATAATCTCTACTAGTGCATTTGTTGCATTAGTATTCTTATAATAGGTATCATGGTTACCTGCAATGACATGCAGGTCAATACCAAGCTTATCAATTGGATCAAGAAAATCTTCTCGTAACCGTCTTGCAGTTACATAGTTAATATACTTACGGCGATCAACGAGATCCCCAAGATGAATAATATTAACAATATCTTCTCGAATAATAGTAGGGAAGAAAACTTCATCTAAAAACTTTTTCATATGGTTGTGCATGATTGGAGAATCATTTCTAATACCCCAATGTGTATCGGTTATTAATGCAATCTTCACTTAGATACCTCTACGCTTCTACTACCACGACCACGTTTAAATATGTTAGTGTTTACTTCCATATTGTGTTTACGGATAGCTTCATCGCAGTAATCACGAATTGCTTCAAGTCTAATAATATAATTTAGACGGAGGTTATCTTGTTTTGTTGTAGCAAGCCCTTGCGCACAATCAATAATAACCTGAGGTATAAGGTGTAACTTTTCATTCTTCATAGAACTTCTCCACTCCTACTCTACGAGCCTTACTTTTTCTTTGCTTCTCAGCTTGTTTTTTATCGTAAGACTCAACTAGACCTTTCATATATTCATTATCTAAATTAACAGTAACATTTTTATCATCGTCAAATGCTTGTTCTGCTAACATACCTTCAAAGTAAAAATTCTCTAAGGTCTTTTGTTTAATATAAAGATGTTTCTTTTCTTTTTCAATACGCCTAATAAAAGCAAACCAAATAATTTGTGTAAAGTATGCAAATGGATTGTCTGACTTTTCTGGATTAAAATTATTCAAATAATTAATACAATTTTCTAAACCATCAGAGATCATCTCGTCCCTGTAAGTATAACTAATAAAGTTTGGTTTTAGTGATAAACGAGTTGCAATCTTATAAAGACATTCACCAATATAAGGAGGTATTCTTGGTTCTTCTTTACCTGCTTCTTTAGCAGCTTCAACATCTCGTTTATACTGTAATAATGCCGTATAAAACTTTTTGTTGTCTATATAATGTTTATTATTTTTTTGTGCAGCTGCCATAGTAAATCCCTTGGTACTAACTCAACATATAATTATTAATTTAAATGATTTTATTAATTAATGCAAGTGTTTAGGCTTAATTATTACTTCTTTTTTTGCCTCAGAAGGTTTCTTAAATGATATTTTACTTTCTCTCATTTCAGAAACTACTGTCTTATAAAAGTCTTGCACTTCTTCATCTACAGCTGCAACACCTATAATGTTATCCTTATTAAAAGCAACCATACCGCCTTTTGCAAAAGGAATATAAGGCATCGTATAAAGATAAGGATCTTCTTTTAACATAATAACTGGATATTCTATGTTAATAAATTCTTCGTCTTCTTTAATAACATTACCAATGATAGGCTGACATCCTGGTATTGTAAGGAGAATAATCTTTTCCATTTAGATCTCCGTGTTGAAGATTTTATATTCAAAACCTTCATTGTTATAGATATTTATTCTCTCCATAAAATGTTGAAGAGTGAAGTTAGTATGTGTACTAACTCTTAGGTCGTCTGCAATATCATAAAGAGTCATTTCAGACTTATTGTCTCCAATGCGAAGTCCACGACCGATAGACTGTAATATTCGTATACGAGACTTAGAAGGAGAAGCAAGAATAACAGAATGAAGGTTTCGTATATTAATACCGGTTGAAAACGTTCCATAGCTTGCCACAATAATAGCATTGGATTCTGTCTCAACAATTCCTCTAATTCTCTCTCTGTCATCACCTTCTACTCCACCGTGAACAAAAAATATTTTACGTTCTGGATCTTTAGTTCTCATCATATCATTGAGTACTTTACCGTGCTTCTCAACATATTGGAAAAGTACTAGTGTATTACCTTCTAATGATAGTGTTAAATTACGAATAAATTTATTTCTCTTTTCATGACGTACTAAGAAATCCATTTCATCTTGATAGTTTAGTTTCTTAGTAGACTGTCTAGTATCTTTATCATACTGAAGTATAAGTGCTTTAATTTTTAAATTAGCAACATGACCTTGATCCATTAACTCTGTTGTAGTAGTTACCTGTTCAACTGGACCGAATAGACCTTCAAGAGTAATTTTATTTGTTAATGAACCATCTAGGGTACCAGTAAAACCATAACGGTATCTACAGTTAATTAACTTTTCCATAATTGATTTAAGAGAAGTAGCTTTAAATTGATGAACTTCGTCACCTATAACACAACCAAATTGATTAAACCAATCTTTAGGCATTTTATAGATTGATTGCCAAGTTGATATAACAATAGGACTAGTAGATACTTTATCAACACCAGCAGTAATACAATGAATATCTAAAGACTTACCTTGGTAGTCCTCGAAGTCTTTCTTCATCTGCATAACAAGAGAAACAGTAGGTACAATAACAAGTACTTTCTGTTTTACTAACTTGTTAAAATATCTTGCTAGTAAATAAATTATTAGAGACTTACCTGAAGCAGTAGGAGATAAAAATATACCTCTTTCCATCTCTACAGCAGTTTGAAAAGAATGTATTTGATAATCTCTAGGTTGTTTTGTAATCCTGAATGATTCTATTACCTCATTTACATCTTCAAATATATTAATGCGTTCTAATTCAGGGTCTACTTCTATATCATAATTACGTGATGCTGCAAACTCAGAAATCTCCTTAACTAAACCTGTATAAGTCAGGCCAGTTAAAGAGTTCAGCAGTCTAATCTTTCCATCCCAGAATTTATTTTTGTATGCAGGTGAGAATTTAGCACCCGGTACCATAAACGTGAGATGATCTGAGAGTTCTTGGACAACGGACGGTTCACTTACCACTCTCAGATAAACTTCGTTTACCTTTTGTAATAACAACCTATCACGCGCCCACCTTGAAACGTTCAAAGTCTATCGCGCTCTTAATTAAGTAACCTCTATTACTTATCGATTTAATAATCGCTTCGAGCGTATCGACTTTTTCACTTTGCATTGCAATTTTAAGATTCATTTTAATAATATCTTGATCTGCATCAATATGCATAGGTATATCCGACTTCAATACATTATATTGAAATGGTTCCCATCCATTTGATTTTAGATCCTCTTCAGGTAAAATACCACGATAGTAATCGTGCTTGAGTTTTAAAAGCTCTCTTTTTTCTTCCTCAAGCTTACGTAGTATGAGTCTCTCTTCACTAAAGTGACGAAGATACTTACTATGTAATTTAGGAATCTTGAGAGCTTCATCACCCAACTCAGTACGGTCGACATTACAGTCTGTCGACCACATATCCAAAATTTCATCAAGTTTCATAATAAAAAATTATACTTTCTTTACGTGAAAGATTTTATACTTAAATGATACGGTTGCTGAAATATAATTAACATCAACATCTGATGTAGTAAAGTTAATATCATCAATACCTGTAGGAAATAAATCTTCAAAATTTACTTCGATATTGGGTACCATATCACTAGTCATTATAGTGAGAGTTGCATCAGAAAACAACTGATTTGGTGTACCTTTTTGAGCTTCTTTTAGACCTTTATATTGGTTAAAGTTCTCTGGAAAACCGATCGCAATAAGCCAATTATAAATCTCAAAATATGTCGACATGTCTTCATCCATCTTGAACGTAAGACTGAAATCACCATATTCTAATTTATTACCAGGTACATTAATTACCTTAAAAGGTGTTGGTAATTCTACGTTACCGAGAGAAATACGTGGTAGATTAACATCAGTAACAAAAAAGTTAAGGTTAGGTGCACGCTTAAGCTTGAACCTAAACCCTAACGGAGATAAGAAATTAATATTTGCAGGTTGTTCTGTAATTGCAGCCATTTATAACCCCTTTATAGAGTATTTATGTCTGCGATTTACGCTCTTTAATATCACGAACTTCTTCCAATGCACCTTTAATAGCATGTGTCATAAGAACAACGAAAGCGCCGATAGATGTCATTGTCAAAACAAACAATGATACTACAAAGATGAGATCTTGAGGTGAATAGCAAGCTTTAAGTTCTGTAAGCATTAGTTTTTCTTTCTATTGTAAGAGATTGTACCCATAAGAATAAAAGAAGCACACCAAGTCCAAAATGTATATGGAATAGCTAACGAAGGGAATAGAGTGTTCAAGGCCCAAATATTTGCTAGCCCTGCAACTGCAATAACAAAAACGAAAACAACTAGAGCACCTACAATTTTAATAAAATCATCCATTATTATGCTCCTACCATCGCGTCGTCATACTTCTCGTATGCAGCACCTAGTTCGTTATACATATCAGCATCAAGCTGATCGGCAAAATTGCGAAGACTATTTGACACATCTAGAAGTTCATCTAGAATTTGATTCTTAGTCTTATTATACTTCTCTGCATTACTAATCAAAGATTCAATTTGATCGGCGAGAATAACTGCTTCATTCACGTTCATATTACATACTCCATAATCACTATATTATGATATTACTATAGATCGTAAATTATATCAAGCATCTTCTAGTTCTGGCTCTACACCAAAGAACAACTCTCGCATACCTTCTACTACAATCCAGTATGCTTTACGCTCATCTTGATCAAAATGTTCACGCCATTCAGCATGACTCGAATTATAAATGCCTTGCATATATCCGAGAGTTTCTAGAATACCAGTATCATGTTCTACTGCAATTGCGTTGATAATTGAAGTTGCTTGAGCTACGTTCATTTCTATATCCTCTTTCTCATCATATTATTAATATAGCGGTATTTTAAAATAAATGCAACTGTTATTTTCCTCAATGTTTCCAATAAGTTAAGATTTTAAAAAACTCAATGATTTCAATGAGTTAAAAAATTCAATGATTTCAACGTGTTATTTTTAGGAAAAAACCAGTTGCATTTAATACGAATTTATACGAATATAATGAAGTCAACAATG